ATCTCCCTATCCTTTAATAACTCTTCCATATTTCCTCGTTTACCTTTATCTTATTGTAATGTTTAGTAATGTTATGTAATGTAAAAATATACTAATTATAAGGGTTTATTTCTATTTAAAGTGTATATATTTAATAAAGGTATACGAGGTAATATGGAAGAGTTATTTAAGGATAGGGAGATTCGTAAGTATATTAATGAATCTTTAGCTAATGCTGTGTATGATGATGTACAGACTAAAGAGTGTGAGGTATGCCATACACAAGCTAAGAATACATATGAGATAGATGGTCATATTGTATGTGATAGGTGTGTTAGTTTTATTAAGTTTTTACGAGATGATTTTGATGTATTGCTTAATAGTAAGCAAGAGGTATGGTCTAACATAGTAGATAGATATGATGCATTAACAGAGGGGTATGTAGTACCTAATGTAGAGAAGTTATATGATACAGCTAAAAAATCATTTGGTGGTGATATTACTAAACTAGTTAAGTCTTATGGGATTAAGACAGATTCACATTTATTGGATAGGATATATAAAGGTGAGATATGTATACCTAATACAGTGTTGAGTACTTCTGGTAAATTAAATCGTTTTATTGATGATTTTGAAATTAAGTTTATGAGGGCAGATAGTGCTAAACAGTTAGTAGCAGATGCTGATGGTTATAAAGCTACTATAGATGTAACACGTTCAAGTAGTCAATTTAGTAAAGACAATCAAAGCTATATTTTAGCTAACCCTGATATTATTAATCAGATTAAAAAACCTTATATGCGTAATAGTGATGATAAGACAGCATATAATAATGTGGCTAGTCTGTTAGGTAATAGCAACAATAGTACAGTAGCTAAAAATAGTGTGACACAAGCACCTAAGAGTGGTAGTACGATTGGTAGTGGTACAAATACAACATCTGCTAAGAATGTAAAGACTTCTAAGGCTAGTGGTAATGCTAGTGATTTTGAGATTACATTAGGTAGGGATGGTTTTGCATTACGATATACTAGGAATGATACACAATCTAAATTACAAAAAGGTGTAGTAGAGTGTCATTGTACATTTAATTATAAGAGTAAAACAATTAGTCAAATGGATGTAGATATCGTATCTATTGATGATTTTGATGAGATTACTAAAAACGCATTTAAATGTACTAAGTTATATAAGATGTTACCATTTATGAGTGATGATGGTGATTATATCGTAGATATTGATACAGATGGTATCATTACTCATTTGGAGTTGGATGTAGATAACATTCAAAAGAATGGGTTTGTATTTAAGATTTTAAATCATACTAAGTCTTTTGATAAAGATACTGTAAAGATTATTGACCCAACTGTTATTACATCATATAGTAAGTTTAATGCATATATCTCTAAGTATATTCTTATGAGTATTGGGAAAGATTTCAATGCATTTGTAAATGTTAAATCTAATACTATTTATACTTCATTTGGTAAGGTAGAGTGGTATCTATCTGATATCACTGATAATGGTATTCTTGTAGAGTTAGTATATGGTAGTCGAAGTGCTACAGTAGAGGTAACTAAGAATACAGATAATGTAGGTCTAGTAGACTTATGTTTACGTGGGTTGTTGATTAGAAATCAAGATGTATTTGATACATTATTTGGTAATAACTCACTATCTTCTATGAAGAGCATTAAAGTGACTTCTAAAGTCAATCCTAATATCACAGTAGAGTGGGTATTTAATGAAGATACTGTTCAAGCATTTACTGTGAGTGGTGAGTTAGCATTACAGGGTAGTTTTGATGGTAATGCATTATCATCATTTGTGGTGTCTAGTTGTAAGACATTGCAAAAAGATATTGAGCGTTATACTGATGATGTGTTGTATCGTGATGGGTATATTCAAAAGAATACCAATGCAGTAATTACTAGTTGGTATAAATATAGGGATGCTAGTGATACAAGGTTAAAAGTATTATATCGTCAAATTGAGAATAATCTTAAAGATACATACGATAAACTAGATGATAGATTAGACTTTAAAGTTGAGCGATTAGTAGTAACTAAGAGTGGTAACATTGTTGAGTGTATTTTCTCTATTGTAGATAATGAGGGTGTATATCAGGATTTAGATACAATGAGGAAAGACTTGTCATTAAAGTTACCAGATTATTATCATATGTCTGAATCGAATGATAACAGTGGTTCATACTACGTACAATATACAGTGAGTGATGATGACGATATCGAGAAATTCGCTAGTGATATTGAATCATCTGTGTTAGAGGGTTTGTTTAGATTACATGCTACAGAGATTAATGAGGGTTGTGGTTATACTCTTATAGGTGAGGGTGTAGCAGTTCCTATTAATGAGGCAGATAGTAGTCATACACATGCTGAATTAGAAGATGAAGATAATGATACTGAAGAGGGTACAGACGTTGGAGGTGTTTCTACACCAACAGGTACACTTCATAGTACAGATGGTAGAGGAGTAGGTTCTTTGGAAACAAATAAGAAAATTGATGCAATTAGTTTTGATGATGTGGTAGTTGAAGAGGTTATTTCTGAGGTAGCGTTTAAATGGACTACTAAGAATGGCAAAAGGGTTAAAGTTAGGATGACACCTCAGGAAGAGAAAGAGGCTAAAGAAAAGCGTCAGGCTTATTACGATAAGAAATCTAAAGGCTGGGGATAGGGTACGTTCTAGTAAGGTGGCTAAACAAAATAAAAAGTTAGGTCATGACCTTGCCAAGAAAGCCGAAGATAAAGCTGCCGCTAAAGCCAAGAGGACATTAGCTAAGAGGTCAAAGGCTATAGACCGTAAGAATAGTTTAAAGAGTATGAGAGAGAAGAGGGAGTCAAAATATAGAGAAATGCATAGCAAACTTAGTGATTTAAGGAAAAAGAGAGAGGGTAGACCTAAGAGTATTACTAGGTAATAATTATTTAGATAGTTGATATCATACTGTACTGTATAGTTGTATAATTGTACAGTACAGTATTTTTAATATATAGGTGTTTTTAATTCAATATGGGGTAGTTCATGAAGATTGTATTTACCAATAGTACTATTACCAATAGTGATATGACTATTGTTGATACTAATGCATATAATATTTCTGAGAGTAAAGAAGAGGATACAACTGATACAGAAGAGGTTGTAGACGATACTTCTAATCAAGAGGAAGAGGATATGGGTACAGAAGATACTAATACAAATAAATTAAGTCAAGAGGAATTAGAGGCTTTACGAGATGGTAAGGCTATTAAGTGTCCTGAATGTGGTAGTACTAATATTAATATACATAATGATGGTGAGTCTTATTTCTGCACTGATTGTGAGTATTCATGGGATGTACGTGATGCAGATGATGATGGTATTGATGATGATATGGACGATTACATTGATTCTATGGTAGAAGAGTTAGATGAGTCATATCAATTAATCGGCAATACTTATACATTACAGGATGGTAGTAGTGTGTATGTAATTTCTAATGAGGGTAGTTCTTTTGAGGTATTGGATATCGATAGTACAGATAGGTATACAATACAAGAGAGTGTATTATTAAGTAAGGTAAGGGTTAAATAGATATGTCAAATTATAGTACAATTATAGAATCATTAGTGAGTACAAGGGTTAATGAGGGAACATTGTTACGTGATTACAAAGGCATCATTAGTCAGTTAAAGAAAGCGTTATTATCTAAGAGTACGGATGTCGTACCTTATGATGTTAATAGGTTATATCTTTCACTAGATTGTGGTTGGTATGGGACTGTCGAGTTATTACCTGTGTATAGTATTGATACATTACATGAAAGAGAAGATAATAAAGGTCACATTTTTATTTATGCTGATATGAAAGATGTTATCAAAACAGATACTATTTCACATTACTTGATTAATGGTAAAAAGGTTTCTACTGTTGATGAGATTCTTGTTTATTTGTTAAAGCTAACAGTTAAGGCATTAGATGATAAAGCGACATGGTATGATGATGATTATAATTTAAATGAATTAAAAAGTTTCTTATCAAATACATTTGGATACACATTTACTACTATGGCTGATTTAAAGAAAGACTTGTTAGATAGCAGTAGTGTGTTATATAAGACTTATAAATCTGAGTTAGAGAAGTATCTACCTGTTATGATTAATAAGTATACTAAATGTTTGAAAGGGTTAACATTAAATAGCAATAAGTCAGTAGATATGACAAAAGATACAATTAGTATCTGTTGTATTGATACTAAGAAGAATATGATTTATATGAGTCGTGCAACCTCTGATAATGCACGTTATATTGTAAATCCTAAGAAGAAAGATTGGAATGGGTATACATTTGATTTTGCACTTGATGATGTTAATAGTGCTATTGCAAAATATAAAACATTAGATTGCATAGGTGGTTTTTCATTTGATTTCTCTGGTCATGTTGATACAGATGTTATTCATAATGGTCATAGGGTGCTTAGGTTTAATGCATTATAATTGATGCTATTATATTTGTTAGATTGGTAATAGTTTATGAGTACTTTATATCTTGATGATGAGATGATGGGTTATAAAGATATTTTTACTGGTAGAAATTGTCATAGTGCTACTATTAGTAATTATATTAAAAAGGGATGGAAACTTCCTAAGACGATTGATATTGATAAACAGTTTAAATTCAGTGAACGTAGTGGTTACTTTATCACTATGAATAATTGGTGATGGTATGAGTAGATTAATGCGAGATAATAAAAATATACTCAATTTTCTAGTTAAAAAAGCATATCCGTATCGTGATGTTATTACGACTACATTCTCGGTTCATTACTATGTTAGAGATGAGTTAACTTGTTGTAGGGAAGCATTTCGATTGCATCTAAAGACTACTATGGATATGTATACATGGGTAGAAGTTAAACATAACTTATTTTATTGTATCGATATTAATAAGTTGATGCGTTATAACAATTTACGTTGGATTGGTCTTTTGGGTACGACTAGGTTTGATTCAGTTGGTATTAGTGGTGAGTTGCTTAGAGAAATTATGAATAGTATTACAAGTTTATTTAATAACACTAACTTAGAGGCTATCAATCAGATGTTACATTTCTATGGTATTACTGATACATCGTATACTTCGTTCTATGATTTCTGTAATGATACACAGGTATATGAGGCTTTTATGACTAAATTAGAGGAAGAGGTTACTCTTAGGACTGAGCAAGTAGTTCAAAATTTCTTTGATGAGGTTAGATTGGCTATTCCTATCAAGGGTAGGTTAATTAATAACACCCATTTACCGTTGATGAGGTATGATACTAAATCTCAAAAGGTGCATACACCTAATAATGGCTATATTTATTATGTTGATTTAATGTCTAGGGCTGGGTCTGGTAAAGATGGTAGGGTTATCCTTTCTATTGATGATGTTTTAAGAGGTAGATTTGGTTTAACATATTTTAACTTGCCATCTATAGTGACTGATAATGATTATGATATACCATTAGGTGTTGCTTTTTAATATATGAAGAGTTTACTAAGGGATAATAAAAGCATACTAAATTATCTAATAAACAAAGTATATCCTTATCGGAGAGATGTCATTGTTTCTGTTAGGGTTAAGTACTGCTTAGGGGATACAGTCATTTCTACTAGTGATTATCATATCGGTATTAGTGCTACTGAAGATATGTACTCATGGGTAGAGAGTGGTAAGAACTTATTATATTGTTTAGATACAAGTCAATTAGAATACTACAATGTAATATCTTATGGTCTATCTCATACAGAAGAATATAATTCGGATGTGTTTAGTGATGATTTATTTGATGATGCTTATAATGGTATCTTAAAATCACTTAATAGGAAATATGTTGGTGGTCAGAGTAGTGTTAGTCCTTTGGATATATTACACAGATTATTAGATAGTTATAACATTAATATGAGGTATGGTTCTGTTCAAGAGTTTATAGGAGATAGTACTACTAATCAAATACTTAAACATTGTATGAGGGAACATATTATAGGAGATATTGTATCTTCTATTTTACGTACATTACAGAGTGTAGAGTTCATATCGTCTATTGATGAAATGATGATAGATACATGTAAATTACCTTTGTTGCGATATGATACTATGTCACAGTATGTGTATATTCCTTATTATTCATACATATACATTGTTAAGCTTATGTCATATAAGGGTAGTGGTAAGGATTATAGACATATTGTATCGGTATCAGATATAGTTAATAATAATATTCCAACTAATATTAAGCATTTAGATAAAAATATGAGATTAATACTAAGCAGTAAGTGTGTTTGTAATATAGATATTGAGGGTAACTATTGATGGTAAATATTGATGGGGGTGATTAATTGGCTAAGAATGTGTTACGAGATAATAAAGCATTAGTAAAGCGTGTGGTTAAGGGTTATAAAGATTCTGCTGATAACCTAGACTCTTATGTGTTTGTAAGGTTCTTGGATAGTGGTTGTATACTTAACTTTAGGTATAAGGAATACATATATTCTTATGTTATTAATGGTCTTTCTCTTGATACAGATTCAGAGGATATCAAGGTGGTAGAGCATAAGGGAAAAGGGATTATTTGTTTAGATACGAATAATATATTTAAGTTTAGTCGATTACGAGATGATGGAATCGCTATGTATCCTAATGATAAATCTATAAGTGAAGTGTTGCATAATATGGCTAGTCTTGTATACAAAGATTTACTTAACAGATTTTCTAAGTTTGGGTTACTTGAAGATTTAATGTCATTTTATACTGCTAAGTTTGGTGAGTTTTGTGATAGTCCAGAGACATTCAGTAAGTTGTTTGTTAAGCATAATAAAGAAGCTTTTACATCGATGTTGGGTGATTTATGTTCAGACCTATCTATTGATAAAAACTATTATAGGTTAGCTAGGACTGTGTATGTTGAAAATGGGTTATTAGGTTTGTGTTGTATGGATTTTGAGACTGATATACTCACTCATGCTATTGATTTCAGAAATAATATAGAGGATTTAGATATACTCACGAAGTCAATTACTAATAATAAGATAATGTTTAAGTCTATTAGGGATTGTGTTACTAATCGTAAAGTTTTAAATCAATGTATTGGTTTTGTTTTGTCTTATAAGGGAAACGGAAAGACCTATTCTTATGATAAGAGTTCTATGGTTGAGTTAGTGTGTTAGTATGGGAAACGTATTACGTGACAATAAAACTATATTAAATAAGACTGCCAATATATTTAGTAATGCTATGAGGCATCGTATGTCATGTGTTCAGGTTTCATTTAATGGTACGATTACATTCATATATAAACAGTTTAACTATAGTTTTAGATTACAGAGTGTAAGGCTTAAAATTAATCCTGAAGATGTAAAGTTAATAAATTATAAAGATAAAGCAGTTATATGTATTGATACAAATAACATATTCAACTATAGTAGGCTTAAAGAAGAGGGTTTGTATTATAATGGCATATCTGATTTCATGTCTATACAGAGTGTACTAAAGAATATTGGTAAGGTTGTATGGAATGCTATGTATAAGACACATACAGATTTATTTAAAGAATATTGTAGTAAATTATCTGAGGTGTGTGGTAGTTCGTGTAGTGACTTAGACTCATTCTTGAAGTTATTTATTAAATACAACTATCCTAATATTGTATCTGTATTACAGGATTATATCAGCACCTTGAGTATTGATAACTATATGGGTAGAGTATCTAAAACAATGTATGTTCGAGATGGGTTAATTGGTGTATGTTGTTTTAACTTTAAGGATAACTTAGTGACATCTCCTCTTAATAGTAAGATTTCAATGTCTGATTTACAGGTATTTACTACATCAATAAATCAGCTTAGCATTAGGTTACTAAATATTTCAAGTATATTGACTAATACAAATAAAATTGATTGTGAGTTTCTTAAATTAAATCTGAGGATTAGTAATAATTCTCAATTCATGTCTGATGATGGTATGATTAAGTTAGGTGTTGATTAATGAGTGCATTACGTGATAATAAAGTTTTGATACATAATGTGTATAAGTACATCAGAAATAGGGGTATGGCTCACATTCGTATTGGTGGTAAATCTAATTCAGTACCTATGGTGATACGTTCTAAGCACAATCGTACTGGTACGATATTTGATGTACATGGGTTAGCTATAGCACTCAATCTTAATCATTGTGTTATTAAGGAGAGTGGAGATATCATATCTATAGGTATTGATAGTCAGGATAGGGATGCTTGTTACTTGGACTTATTTGGGTATGGGTATACTCTTAAAGATTTTATGTTTAATCGGTTATTTACAGTTGATGTAGCTTCTAATCAACAACTGTATAATGAGTTTACTAATTTTACATCTGATTATTCTTTTAATGTTGATAATGGGATTACATCTCTTAGTAAGTTACAGGATTATATAGGGGCATCAATCGATACTTCTACATGGAAAAAGGTTTCTCATAGTCGAAGAATAAGTCTTGTAGATGTAGGGAAGATAGTAGACTCTATTAAGAGTAGTAGGTATTGTTATAATTTATCTGCTACTACTGAGTATCTTGTAGAGAGATTAGAGGACTTTTTCTTTGATAATTTAATCTCTTTTAAAGATAATAATGGTTTTAATAGGAAAGCTAATTTTACAGATTTTATACCGATTGTGTCATTCGATTTCTCTAAGAGTGGTAAAGTTAAATTTTATAGTTCTAGTGGTTATATTATCGATAAGACTATTTCAGATATTGAAATTAAAGATTTATACAGTGCCATTGTAACTGAGAAGATGTTTGATAGTGTTAAGATATCTAAAAATGAGTTTAACTATGAGCAGTTTACACTCATTATTGGTAAGTAGTATTGTTGTACTGTATGTATGATGTATAATATATAATAATATAATGTTAATAGGTAGCACATTCTATATAGGTAGAGTGTGCTATTTTGTTATAGTTGTGGAGGGTATAAGATTTGGCTACGATTCAAGAGCGTGTGGAAAGTATTATTGAATCATTACATATTAGAGAGGGTATGATTCAAACTGCTAAGGCACAGAAAAGTATTTTAGATTTCAAACCTAAGTTTGTTATGGCTGATGGTAGTGAAAAGAAAACAGATAAGGCACCAGCTAAGGTTTTGGATGGTGTAAACAAGAACATTAAAGTTGGGTATGCTACATATTATGGTATCTTTGATAAATATGTTGTTTTTGCATATAAAGATAGTAGTAATTTAATGTATCAAGAGGGGTATGTGTATAAGTTCAAAACAGAAGAGGATGCTAAGGCTTTCTATGATGGTGGTATTGATAGGGGTAGTCTTAAAATCATTAAAGGTACTACTGTAGTTGCACCATGTTTATATTCATTAAAAGATAAAAAGTTCATGTCTATTCGTGAATCAGTTGAGGATTTAGCGAATGGGTATGTACGAGATGCATTATCTTCTTTGGATAAATATATTGGTACAAATGCAATTCCTTTTGATGTTGAGGATGTTACCTATGAGTATAGTGTTATGAGTGCTAATAAGCTTAAATTATATGGCCGTGGGTATAACTGTAGTCTAGATGTTGAGATTAAATTGAAAGATTCTAAATATCCAGATAAAGATACATTTAAAGTATTATCTGGTTCTGTTGATAGGTATGTTAATATGGGTGCGATTACAGGTTTATCTAATGGTAATGAGTATAGAGACTATGTAACTATGCATAGTTATTTGTGTAATTAGGTGATATATGAATAAAAGAAATAGTATATTAGAGAGTTTATCTGAAGGTATGTTGACTACAGCAGTTGCTAAGGGAAAAGGTGATGTAACAGATTTCTTTAATGACTTATTGAAGGGAAAAGTTCCTAAAGGAATTGATATAGAGAGTAATATCAATAGTATATATGAAACAGATAGTAGGGCAATGAAAGTCTATAAATCTAAGTTTATTAAGTCTAAAACAGTAAAGAATTTAACTTTCAATGAATTACCAAATGGCTATGTGAGTGTTGTATTTAATGAGTTAACAGTTAAACGAGCAATGGTTATTCATATTGATATGGATTTAGAAGATTTCATTGATGATGCGTTAACTTTTGATACAGAATATGTGTTCTTTATGGCTGATATTGATAGTAAGTATTCTGTATTAGCTGATGTAGTATGGGATGATACAAATAATAAGTTGTGTCTAACAGATGAAGATACTATTAAGGTATTTTTACGTAAGTACTTTGATAACAATAACAAAACTAAGTATACTCAGTGGTTTATATCTTCTAATTTAGATTCTATGCTTTCAAATATAGATGGGAAACTATTTATGCATCCGTCTGGTAAGGCATTGATATTATATTTTAATGCTGATGTTATTGATAAGAATAGGTTTTCTGCTTATGTGGATTTATTCCCTAGTTTGTCTGGTGATTTTCAAAGTACATGTGCTGTGAGTGGTGATACAGCTTTAATTCAGTTGAGGATTAGGGATTGATATGAGTATACGTAATAATATCTTAGATAACTTATCTGAGGGAATGTTAACCACTATCAAGACAGATAGGGGTGGAATATTCGCTGAGATTTGTAAGGGAAAGATTGATACTAAATTTAATAAAGTTGTAACAGGTAATATGATATATGATACTGTTGCTGAGATAGTATTAAGACGAAGAGAGATTTCTTCTAGGGTTGTAGATAATAAAACATTTTGTGATTATGGCGATGGGTATATTCTAGTTGTATTTCATAAGTTAACTATAGCTAGGGGTGTATTGTTAAAGACAGATTTTAATTCAAGGCATTTAGAAAATACAATATCCAAAGTATCATTATTACCTAAAGACTATCAGAGTTTTATTGATAAAGTCGATAGAGTGTTTAGGGTTTCTGCTAATGTAATGTATGACATTTCTAGTCGCAGAGCCTGTCTTAATGTTGGGCATTGTATAACTACGTTCTTTACTACATGGTTTAAATTAAATACAACAGCTGATTTCAGAAAGTATTTGGTCAATGATACTAGGTTGATATCTTGCATTAAAGTTGATAGTGTATCGATTAGTGACTCTAGGGGAATGGATTGGGTGCTATCTTTTGGTTTTGATGTTGTAGATAGAGAACAGTTTAAAGTGGCTAAATCTTATCTTATCGATAAAGTAAATTATATGTCGTGTCATGAAGACTTTTCTGATAAAGTTGCAGTTGATTTTTATATTTTTTAGAGGGTTATATGTCAGTAAATAGAAATATATTAGATTCGCTGAGAGATGTACATGAGGGAATGTTATCTTCCATTAGTAATAATAAAACAATCAGTAAAGATGGTGAGGTATGGCTTGATGCTATACTTAAAAGGGATGTCAGTAAGGTTTCTAAAGATAATATTGATGCATTTAGGATGTTCAATAAATCTAAGTTAACTAATAGTAGTGTGGTTCGTAAATCCGTTAAAGAAACATTAGTACAGAAAGTAAGCTCTGGTATTGTACAAGATGTGTATTGCAAAACATATAATGTAGGGAATACACATTATATTGCATATCTATTTTCATCTAAGGGCAATACAGAGTATTTACGTGCTATTGTACAGGAATCAGATGAAGATACAATAGCTAAACTTGTTGATGAGTTTAAGAATGGTAAAAATATTCCTAATAAAGCTATTAATGTGGATAGTCTTAGGGGTTGTACATGCGTAGCTAATACCTATTATAATTCTGTAACATTTGAGTTCTTCAATAGTGTTGATGATTTTATATCTGAAATGTTTAACACATTTATTAGCGTTGTTTTTATTGCTTTTGATTCATTGGATATTGATGTTCTTAAAAAGGTAATAACACTTAGTGAACCATTCATTTATTTAGATGATATGGATTATGTTATGGAGTTAAACTTTGTATCAAGAGATAAAGTTGTGTTAAATCAAGTGTATGAGTTACTATCTGATATTTGTGGTAGTAAGTGCTTAGTTAAGAATTCACATTATATAGGTTTACGTTGGGAGTTCTAAATGGGTTATTTTAACATTATAGATTCACTTAGTGATAAAAGAGTAGATGAGGGAATGATTGATTCTATATCAAAAAATAGTTCATCTGCTAGTGGTGATAAGTTACTTAAAGCATTGTTGGACTGTGATATACATACTATACCTAATAAGAATATAAAGTCTACTACATCTTTTTATAATAAATCACCTTTTAGTGAGGTTGATTTGATTGTTAAGTATGAAAAACTACCTAGCAATGATGGTAGAAAATGTTATATCTACCATTTAACTAAAGGTAAAAAGCATTATATTTCGATTTCTGCATCTTCTTATAATAATAATCTTGATGGGTTATCTAGACTATTTATTTACGAAGCAAAAGATGAGAGTGTTGTAGATTCTATTTGGGATTTCGTAGATAAAAATAGATTAGTTTTTGATATGGCTGGTATGAGTTCTGGTTTAAAGGATTGTAAGACCGTTGCTAATACATATCGTGTGTTTGGCAGTAAATTATTATCAGATGTATATGGTACTGCTAGTACATCATACATTTTAAAAGACACAAAAGAGGTCTTAGGTGCATTATTTAAGAGTAGTGTAGGGTTATTTAGGTCAGATTATAAGGGATTTAAATATGAATCAGATATGAGTGAGTTAACATCTTCATGTGTTGATTACAAGATTAGATTTGATGAAGATGTGCTTTATATTACATTTAATTTTAAAGACGCCGAAACTTGTAAGAGAATATATACTCTTATTTGTGAGAATCGGATTAGGAGTAATCAATTATATTCATTATATTTATCTGGTAATACAGATATTGGTTTAGAGTTTTATGTTTAGTTGGTGGTATGATGGGATATTTTAATGTTATAGATGCATTGAGTGATGTTAAAGTTAATGAGGGTATGACAGAGTCTATACCTAAGAATAAAAATAAAGATAGTGATAAGTTAGTTAAAGCTTTACAAAGTTGTGATATAGATTTTATACCTGATAAATATATTAAGTGTTATAAGTCTTTTTATAACAGGTCAAGTTTTAGTAAGAATTTTGTAGATAATGTTATTAGATGGACAGGAATGTTGAAGAATAAAAATTCTAATGGCAGTAAACTTTATATGCTTTGTCTTGGTGATGGTGGACGTTTCTTTGAGGCACAAGGTTTTCAAGATTATCAAGGTGTTTTGTTTTTAAGGTACCAGATGAAGATACTATGGAATCTATTTTTGAACTTGCGAATGATGGAAACATGACTTTTGATATAGATAATCCTAGGTTAGATGGATGTAAGTTAATAGCTGATACATATTGTATTCATGATGTGTTTACAAAATTTGATAGAGGTGAAATTATTGGTGTTGATACACGTTTGCTAGGTGATACTGTTGTTGTTATGGAGACTTTGTTTGAGGACTTTGCAAAGGTTTTTAAATTTAACTATAAAAATGATAACTATGACTTTGTTGTTGGAGAAATAGCTAAAGCATGCGTTAATTATGATATTTCACTTACAGAGGGTGGTTTTGTAGTTACACTTGATTTTGGTGTGGCTAAGGAACGCAACAGAATAGAAATGATTCTAAATAATAGAAAAGGTGGTCATTCTCTCCGCTTTTTTAAAGATGGTAAGAGTAAGATTAAATTAAGTGGAGGGTTTATATAGTATGTATAGTAAAAGTATTAGCACTATTTTAGAGGGGTTACGTAGTGATTCCAAAGTACAGGTAAATGAATCAGTTTCATTAATTAAAAGCATTGTAGATAAAGACTTAAAAACATTATCTAAGTGTAGTATTAAGGGTGATACTAACTTTGGTAAACATAGTAAGTATTATCTAAATGTGATGAGGGGAGTTAATAAAGGTGACTTTAGTGAGTTACATTTTTCTAATGGCACATATGTAAAAGCATATACAAGTGATAAATCTGTTATGTTGTTAATAAGTCATTTGGTTGATATCTCACCGATTTCACATTATATGAGTAACTCATTTATTCGTTATGAGTTTGATAGTAAAGAAACAGCATTAGAGTGTTTTAAAGAGTTAGAGAGTGGTAAATATTCTTCTGTAGATGATGCATTAGATACTACGTATGATATTATCATGACATATAATGGTAAAGATGTTGAACGTCATACTGGTACAGAGAGTGGTAAAGCGAGTGCTAGTGCTGGTGCTAGGGTGATTTCTGCATTACAACGTGTGTTCAGTGAATGGGTTAATACTGAGTATGGTAAATCAGTAGAAAATTTACCTGTGTTACATGATTGCTATGTTGAGGGTGATGTAGAGTATATCTCTAAACATAAAATTCCATTGTTAGATGTATATGTAACTTATTATATGGAAGATAAAGATACAGTTGATGGGTTTATACATATCTTTGGTTCTAGGTTGAATGGTTATTATAAAGTTGATAAGGATAGTGTTGTAATTACGCTACCTAGTGGTATTAAATAATGAATAAAAGAAATAGTATATTAGAATCACTGTCAGAGGGCATGTTACAAACAGCTAACTCAAAAGAGGTTAGTAAAAGTAGTAGAGCAAAACTTTTTTGTGATACTGTAGTTAAGATGAGGGATGGGTATTTAGAAGATATATTTGACTTCTTTGATGGCATTACTTTTAGTATAACTAAGTATACTAAGCCTACATTTAGTAAGATGACATGTGATAATAGTTTATTTAAGCCTATTTATTGTAAAGGTTGTTATATTTACTTTACTACAGATTACAAGTCTGAGATACGAGTGTTTGTGGAAAATCCGTATTCTAATGAGTATACAGATACACAGGAACGAGATGATAACATTCTTGTTTATGATGGTGGAGTTGGTTCTGCAACAGAGGAATTTGTTAATGACTTAATTAGTTTTGTGGATGGCAAGTGCAATACAATCGATGCGTATGTAAATCTTATTGATAAGACTTTAAGAGATGAAGGTTTTAGTTATAAAGGAACTACATTGGGGTTTGAATTGGTTTCTGCTACACGTGATGATGATATCAAGTTTGGTAAATATTCTACACTTGTTACATGCTTAGGCGAAGAGTTCTTTAATGCAATTACTGATGATGTGATAAATGCGATTTCAGATGTGTATTGTGAGGTATATCTAGAGAGTGTATATTCTAAATTAAAATTACCTACGTTAGGTTGTAGGTTTAAAATAGAGTTCGCATCTAATGGTGATGCTAAGGACTTCTATAAGAAGATTAGAGGTATTGGTGTAGAGAAGTGGGTTAATAGAGTTAAGATTATGGGTGGTACTATAGTCTTAGAGTGTTTCTGATTGGTGGTTATATGAGTATACGTAACAGTATATTAGAATCATTATCCGAGGGTATGCTTGTTAATAGTTTCAAGTCTAATGGTACATCTCTTAAAGCTTTTAAAGATTTACTTAATGGTGATATACCAGATAGTACTGCTTTATTTGTTATTGGTATAGATTTTAATGTAAATAATAATTATAAGACATTTTTAAAGTCAAAACGACATCCTGATAAGAAAACAATATTGTCAAATGTGTATAGGATTGCTGATGACTTATTGTTAATAGAGTTTAAGTATATGAAATTACCTGTATGTTTACTTGTTACCATTAATAATGGTGATTCATTTGATGTTGCTTGTGATAAGTTAGAGATGGCATTTAATTCTCCTGTGGATAGGGCAAGGGATGTAATTTCTAATTTAACTTCTTATGGTATAGTTGGTACTACATATAATACTACTAAAGGAGTTGGTACATTCTGTGTTGAGGCATCTGAGGTTATAGAGTCATTCTTGTACTGGTATTATAAAAGTGAATCTAATAAAGGTGTTAAGCGTTGTTGTATTGATAGTGAGTTATATAAGTATGTAACTATTACAGGCATTATCTTTAAAAATTTGTGCTTTGGTAATACATCAGACTTACAAATAGATGTAGTGTGTTCTATTAATAGTGGTGAAGACGGTAAGGTACGTGATTTAATAGATACATTAAATACACCTGTGAACATGTTCGCACATATTAATGGTGGTTCTCTTGATATTAGTTTATTGTTAAAATCATAGATTTTTATTGGTTTATTTGTTATATAATATTGTGAGTGGTTTAGTCTAAGTTAGAACTGTGGATGTGGGTAGTATCTTCAATTAGATAGTAGCATCTCTTGTTGGGTAGTCATCTTCTCAAAATATTTCACGTTTTATATATTTGATATTTATATAAATTTCTGTTATTATTAAAGATAAATATTTATCATATTAGTGCGGAAAAGAGGTGAGATATCTTGAATAAAAGTTTTAAAGTTAGGGTTTATCCGACTAAAGAGCAACAAGCTTTGTTAGAAAAGACATTTGGTGCTAATCGATTTGTTTATAATTACTTTCTCAACTTAAAAAGTAAGTTGTATGGGTTTTATAAAATAAATTTGAGTTATAATAATTCCTCTAAAGTCTTATCTGAGTTAAAGAGGAAGAAGTCTTGGCTTAGAGAAGTTGATAGTGTTTCTTTACAGCAGACTCTTAGGGATTTAGATAGTGCTTATAATAATTTCTTTGGAGGCAGAGGAAAATATCCTAAATTTAAAAAGAAACAAGATAAAAACTCGTATCGTACTAATCATCGTATTAAAATTAGCAATCGATATATAACAGTTCCTAAAATAGGGGTGTTACGTTTTAGGGATAGAAATGATTTTAGTAATATTCTCAAAATTTATAACGTAACAGTTTCTAAGACATCTAGTGGAGAGTATTATGCTAGTATATCAGCAGAGGTCTATATTCCATGTTTTGAGAAAACCAATCAAAATATAGGTATAGATTTAGGGCTAAAAGATTATTTAATTTTAAATAGTGGTGAGAAGATAGATAATCCTAGAGTATTAAAGTATCTTGAAGATAAGTATAGAAGATTGGCTAAATCACTTTCTAGAAAAGTTAGAGGTTCTGCTAATTATCAAAAAGCCAGAATTAAATTAGCTAGGTTCCATGCGAAAGTTGTTAATATACGTAAAGATTTTTTACATAAGTTATCTACTAAATTAGTTAAAGAGTATGATATTATATGTATAGAAAATCTTAATATTAAAAATATGATTAAAAATCATAGGTTAGCAAAATCATTTCAAGATGTTTCTTTTTCAGAGTTTATAAGACAGTTAGAATATAAAGCTAAGTGGTATGGTAAAACTATTTCTAAAATAGATAGGTTTTATCCATCATCACAGATATGTTCTAGTTGTGGCTATCAAAACAAAGATGTTAAAAATCTTAGTATTCGTGAGTGGGCTTGTCCAGAGTGTGGAGTTCATCATGATAGGGATGTTAACTCAGCGATTAATATTCTGAATGAAGGATTAAGGATTTTAGAGATATAAAATATGTAATTATAACCGTGGGACACATGGGGATAGCCTACTGAATCTGAATTCCAATGCTTTTACATTAATGTGTAGAGGTAAGTATTCTTGGGTAGGAACTTCAATGACTTAAAAGTCATGAGAGGATGTCAGATAATATTGTGTTTACTTTTTTAAAAAGAGGTATAATTAATGAAGAAAATTTTAGAAGCTTTAGATAATGAAAGTACAGTAGTACAGTTAGGTGAGTACATTCATGATACAGTAGAGATTGAAAATGTAGTGCGTGATACATATGATGGTACAATCAATGCACTTGATGTAACATTGGTAGATAATGCTTTGACAGTTAAAGTATTGTCTGATACAGAGATGGGTGAAGAAGTATCTGATGATGTGTTGTCTTATTTAGAAGATAAAGCTAGTTTTGATTATGAATGTGAGTTCAATACAAGTAGTGTACGTGTAGGTGGCGAGCAATTCATTCAATCAACAATCAATATTACTGCTACGGATAGTACAGTTGAGAAACGTAAAGTAGTAGAGTCTGTTGTTAATGAGTCAATCTCTGTTTCAGATATTATGAGTAGTGATGCATTTTCATTGTCTTTTAGTATTTTAAAAGAGATTAAGTCAAGTAATAAGCCTTTCTTTAATATGAATACATTTAATTCTGTGGTTGCTGACCAAGTTGCAAAGTATATTTGTGGTTTAGAATCTTTTGCTGATGTACTTGATGAATACAAGTATGAGTTAGCTGATAGTGGGTGTTCAGTTTCTATAAAACCTAATGTTTCATTTGATTTCAAGGATAGGTCTTATCAGTATCAAGCAATGATTGAGTTAAATGTAGGTGATTCTTCTATTATTAAAGAGTTTATCAGTAGTTTGAAGTCTAATGTAAAAGATTTTGTTAAAATTCAAAATAAGGGTAATACAATTTATATCGCAACTAAGTTCTTTTAATTAGTTGCAAATTTTAAGTATATTAATGTATAATGTATTTATAGTGATATGTTAGTCCACGTAAGATATTTCAGAGCATACACTAGATATTTTAATTTACATAAGAAAGAGGTTCATAATATGAATAAAGTAGAATTAGCTGAGGTATTGGTTAATAAAGAGTTAGTAGGTACTAAAAAAGTAGCTGTAGAAGTCGTAGAGACTTTGTTTGACACAATCACTGAAGAAGTTAAAAAGGGTGAAAAAGTGTCTATTCATGGTTTTGGTAGTTTTGAGCAAGTAGTACGTTCTGCACGTAAAGGTCATAACCCTAAAACTGGTGAGGAAATTACTATTCCAGAGAAAAAAGCACCAAAATTCACAGCATCTAAAGTATTGAAAGAGTCTGTTAACCAATAATAAATAGGTGGTTTAATGGGAATTTTAAATAGTGCTAGTGTTAGCATTACAGAAGCTTTGTTAGAGAAACGTAAGTCTTTAATCAATGAAGATGTTAAAGAGACTGAGTTTGAAAAAGAAGCTAAAGAAGAATTTGAGGAAGATTTAGATAATCAAGAGGTTATTGAGGGTTCTGATAATTCTGATGAAGAAGATGAGGAAGTTACAGAGGGTAGTGAAGATAAAGTATCCCCTGTAAATCTTATTATTAATGCTAACTATCAAAAGTTAGTAGGTAGTAAGTACTTCTTTGTACCTGATACTGAAAATGATAACTTTGAAGAATATTCATTCTTTGTTTACGCATTGACTAATGATGGTGTTGGCGATGAATCACAGGGTGTTAGTGATGTTACAAAAGTTGTTAAACGTGTAACTAAAAAATTCTGTGGTGATAGTCTTAATGATTATACAGGGCCTGATGTTAATAGGGTTAAAACAAAAGAATCAGATATTCTTAAATTTAAAGTTACATATAAGGTATCTAAATAAGTATATTATGCAAGAGAGTGTAGATTAAGTTCTACACTCTCTTTTTATTTTATACTTGTAATATTTTGTAAAGTTGGTTATAATTAGTGTGTAAAAGTTCATATCATTGTTATTACAGTAAAGGAGATTATATCATGAGTGAACATAACCAATTTAAATTGAAACAATATTCTGATGTGTTTGATAAGAAAGTAGTTGAGGATTACTTATGTCTTATGGGTACGAGTGGTGCGTATAACACTGCTATTCGAGGTTGTGGTTCTCAATCTATTTTTGAATCTACATTCTTAAATGGTGGTAGCAGTGATAAGATTGCATCACATTATCGGTATTTTAATGGTATTAATAACTACATTCAAGGTGCTATTGGGTATGGTATTTATAGGATGGATGTGTTTGACTTATTGTTTTTGATGGCACAGGGAAGACGTAAGATTAAATTGGACTCATTTATTAATAATGTGTTTATTCGTCATTATAATGTTCAGATGCTAAATCATTTGTATTGTTTATGTGATGGTGTTGGTGTTAGTTATTCTGAGTATGAGAAAAGGTTTGTTGATATTTACATCACATTATTTGGTTCTAATGCATATGAGGATAATGCTGAATACTTCAATGATTTCATGGATACTACATATTCTTTGTTATATACATTCTCTAAACGTACATCTGAGGTATTTTCTGACGAGGAATTTGAGGATTCTTGTGTGTTTAGTCCTAAAATATACTTAACAACGAATATTAGATTATTGAAGAGTGATAAATATCGGTCTAAGGGTGTTTCTTTATATGCATCTTCTGCCATGTATTTATTAGTGTTGGGACGTGCTAAGAAAAATGCATTTACAATGTCGAGAGAGGACAATATAGAGGATTTGATTTTATACATTAAAAATCATACCGTTGAGGGTGTTGGATGTGCATCTAATGATAGGACGATTCGTCAATTTTTAGATACAATGTTTGATTACTTAGGGTTATTGTCTAAGCATAAAGAGTTTGTAGAGTCTATTATGAGTGGTGCTGATTTCAGTGAGTTAGATAGGGATTATAAATTACATAAGTATGGAATTACTGATGTAGATGAACTAATCAATGCTATTAATACTGAGTTGATTTGGGTTGCATTAGAGTTACCTACAGATTATGAAGATTATATTTGTGATGTACCATATGGTGTGTCTGATATCATAGAAGATGACGAGGTTGAAGATGGTGATGAAGATGATGAAGATTGTATCACTTCTAAGATAGTAGATAGCGGTAGTATTGTAGTTACTCCTGTTGGTACATTATCTTATGATATTGGTTTAGATACTGAGAGTGGCACTTCATTTGGTTATGATGTTAAACATGACTTTGGTAGTTCTGATGGTGCTATTAAATACGATAAATCAATGGTTCATTCTGTAGTGTATGCTATCATCTGTGGTGATATTGATTCTTCTAATTATAGAGACAGATTGTATGTTTTAGATGTATTATCTTTCGTTCAAGATATCGTTGATGTTTCTAGTGATATCACTTATGATTCTGTATTGAGTATTGTCAAAGACTTTGTATGTGGAGTTCTTTTTGATATCAATTAGTGATTATAAATAACATTATAATCTATGCAGATATGATGTAAGGAGTATAGTGTTACAAATGGATATGTTGGTTTTAATTAGTCAATTCATAGGCTTCATTGTATTAGGTACATTCATTATGTATGTAATGGTTGAAGTTGTAAGAGAAGCATATATTATGTTGTATGGGTTGGTTAGTTCTTTTAAAAGTGATATAAAGGATATACATATAGGTGATAGTGCTACTAAAATATTGCTTATTTCGTTGTATAACAAAGGTTATCGTTATGTACGCCTTTTGTATCATGAAGATGGTAAAAACTCATTACAGGTGGCAATTTCGCAAGATTTAGGGTATTGTGATGATGTGTATGTTGATGACTATATAGCTTTACAGTTATATAGTGCATGTATTGCCGATACAATATCATATGCTATTAGTGATGTGATTGATAGGTTGTAGGGGTGCGATATGGATATTAAAGTATTAGATTCTAAGTATATTAGTAGTTATGTAGTTAATTCTATGTTAGAAAAACATGTTATTAGTGAGACTGAGTTCTTAAATGTGTTGAGTGCTATGAAAGAAAAAGCTAGGGTTGATTTTAATAAATCACAGGAAAATAAAGAGAGTGCTAATGGTGAGGATTCCATTGTTGCACATGCTGAATATGAAATCTTATCTGTTGTAGAGGCTGTAGCTAAGGAATATTTAACTAATAATAAGTAGATAGTTATAATACCTAATTTATGTGGTAGGTTGACAATTATCTGTATGATTATGCATAAATTGAGGTATTTTGCTCAGGCGAATACCTCAATTTTTGTATATAAGTATAATTCTTGTGTATAATAGATTTTATATGTTTTAAGTGGTTTACAAAGGATAGATTTGTTATATGGTATATTTGATTGGTGATATTCATGGTGATATTACACAGATAATGAGGGAAAATCTGCATAAGGATAATATTAAAGTTAAACGTGGTGATACAGTTATTGTATTGGGCGACTTTGGTGTTATGTTTTCTGATACTGAAAAGCATAGAAGTGCTTTAGATTATATAAGTAAGTTAGACTATAATGTGGCATTTATAGATGGCAATCATGAAAATTTTGATTACTTAAACTCATTACCTATTGTTACTAAGTGGGGTAATAAGGTACATAAACTTAACAATCGATGCTTTCATTTAATGAGGGGAAACATATATAAGATTGAGGGTAATAGATACTTATGCTTTGGCGGTGCTAAATCTATAGATAGAAATTATCGTGTGTTAGGTGAGAGTTATTGGTTAGAAGAGGAACCATCTTTAGAAGATAAGTATAGGTTACATAAATCTTTTAGTGGTATAGATAGTGTTGATTTTGTATTAACTCATACATGTAGCAATACAACTTTACATAAAATGAAGAGGATTAAATCTTTTAACGATAGTTGCTTAACAAGGGATGTATTAGATAGGATTGAAGAAAAATTATCTAGTAGAGCATTATGGTTTTATGGGCATTTTCATGTGGATGAGGTAGTCGATGAACAGCATATATGTTTAACCAATGAAACTGTATACTCTATTGAAAGGGATTTATCAGTAACTAGACATGAGCATTTGTTTAATTTTGATACATTTAGGTTCTTTGATTATATTTCATTACAACGTGTAAATCAGATGTTTAATAATATAAGTAAAGATAATATTGAGGAAGTACGAAGATTGTATAATGGTGAGGAGTAAAGTACTATGACACATACAAATGATAGAAGTAGGACTATGGCTTTATATGTAAGGGATATGTGTAATATGTTAGAATCTGATGAGTATGGCTACAGAGATAATAACAATGTCTATATTTGTAGTGTAACTATAGGTGGAAGTTCTAATGTAGATTTACAGTATGACTATGGCTTAGGTAGTATAGAGATGAATTTTAGTAATGGGTATTCCATTACATTACATAGAAGAGATAAAAGTACTTATACAGCATCTGTATGTTATGGTTTAGATACAATCGATAATATCTTATGTAGGGATAGTTCAGATATTGATTATATTATTTTCATGTATCTTCTTTATAAGGCTTATGTTGGTGTATGTGATATGTGTGGTGAGGGGTATGATAACTATGTTTTCACATATGACTGTGAGGAAGCTATCAATTTTGATGATATGTTCTATCATAGTATATCTTCATTACATAAGTACTTTCTAACATTTATTAAGAGTGTAGAACTTGAAGATTATAAGGTAGAGGGTAAGAATGGTCTTAATGTTTTTACACTTGAAGATGATGTTTATGGTTCTTTTGTAATAGAATATGTACCCTATACTTTGGGTGGACAAAAGAAAGACTTAATTGTGTTTAGGTATAATGAGTTTGATAAGATATATTTCTATTATGACGTACTAAAGAGAGATTATGTAATAGAGAAGAACGATAGGGTTGTTAAGTACAGTAATATGTCATCTATTGTTAGAGATTTAAAATATTTGTTGCGTAAAGTTAATAGTTTGTCTGGTGGTAGTTTTGATAGTTCAATGTATTTAACATATAATCAGTTGAATAGTACGTTATTTAGAATGATTTATAGTGTGTTATTGTAGTTTTAATAGTGTATGGATATGCTCCATACACTATTTTTTATTTAGTTTATACATTCATGTTGAAATTTTATATGTTAGGGGTTTACAACAAAATGTAGATGTGGTATTATGATTTTGCAAGGAATATTACATAAGTTTACAACTTATGTAAACACTTCATTGTCATGTAGGGTAAGTGATAATGACATATACGCACACATCTTTGTAATATTCCTTGTATGTATATTTTTATTTCATTTAATATGAAGGGGTTTTATTATGAAATTACAAAAGAAAAAAACTTTACTAACTGGTTTGGTTATGGCATCTCTTGTTGGTAGTACAGCAATGGCAGCTGGTGTCGATAACACTGTAAATGGTGGTTTTGGTGCTGAAGCTTATGGTTATACAAATACTATCACTGCAACAGGTACATCAGCATTTTCTGTTGGTTATCAAAATGAAGTATCTGGTGCTAATAGTATTGCATATGGTCATAATAATAAAGCAGTTGGTTCAAATTCTATTGCTGGTGGTGAAAATTCCGAAGCAAAAGGTTATAGCAGTGTAGCTATTGGTTCTTCTGCACAAGCATTATCAGATTATACCTTTGCCATCGGTAGCCAAGCACGTACTAATGGCGATAACACAGTAGCTATTGGCAATGGGGCATATGCAAGTAATAGTAACGCATTGGCTGTGGGTTATGGTACTACAGCAGGTGGTAAAGACTCCATTGCTGTTGGCTCATTTGTTAAATCTAATTCTGATAACAATGTAGCTATTGGTACTTCCGTTACTACTAATAGTAATGATAGTGTTGGTATTGGTACCGCAGTTACTACTAAATCTAATAATAGTGTTGGTATTGGTAACAATGTTGTTAATAATCTTAGCAATAGTATCGGTATCGGTAACGGAGTTGCTACTGACTTTAATACTATTGGTATCGGCAATGGTGTTGAAACTAAGGTTCAAGATACTATTGCTGTTGGTAATGGAGTTATTTCCAATGGTGAATCTTCAGTAGCTATTGGTAATGGTATTCATGCAGATGGAGTTAAAAGCGTAAACATTGGTACAAATGTATCAGCTAAAGGTGTATCTTCTATTGTTGTTGGTCGTGATACAGAGGTATCTGGTGATGATACTACAGTAGTAGGTGCTAACAATGGTACTGTTGGTGCTGACCAAAGTGTTGTTGTTGGTTATAACAACAAGGTACTAGATAACTCTAAAGAGCAGTTAATCTTTGGTGTAAATTCTCAAACTAAAGGTCAAGGCTCCGTTGTGGTTGGTTCTCATGCAAGTGCTACAGAGATTGATGCATTAGCGTTAGGTAACAACACTATTTCTGATGTACAGAATGGTGTTGCTATTGGCACAAATTCTGTTACTGAAAGTCCTGTTGGTACATCTACAGTAAAAGACAATGCTACTGATATTCGTTTCTCTAACTCTACATTCGCAGGTGCTACACCTGATAGTGTAGTAAGTTTTGGTACTCATGGTCGTGCTGGTGCTGGTGGGGTAGTAGAATATACTCGTCAACTTCAAAATGTTGCCGCGGGTAGAATTTCTGCTACATCTACAGATGCTATCAATGGTTCTCAGTTGTATGACACTGCTCTAGAGGCCCAAAAGCACAATACTGTAGTAGATGGTGTTAATACTACTGTTACATCTAAAGACAACGATTTCGGAAGAAAAGAGTATAAGATTAATGTTAATAAGACATTAAAAGATATGGATGCTGTTGAGTTTGGTAAAGATACAGATACTACTCATGCTGGTATTAATAAAGATGGTGCTTATTTCTTTAATGGTAGTGAGCATATTAATATTAAACCTACAGGTATTCAAATTGAAAATACTGATACACTAACACAAGCTACATTCAATAATGAAGGTATGCAAGTAAGTGATGATAATGCTACAATTCGTTTCACTACTACAGATATTAGTGCTGGTGGACAACAAGTCCATGATGTAAAAGCAGGTACTAAAGATACAGATGCTGTTAATGTTAAACAGTTGAATGATAAAGCAAGTTCTTTAGATAAAGCTATTACATATAACACATTTAATATTAATAAAAATGCTGAAAAAATTGGTGAAAATGCTAATAACATCACTAAAAATGCATCTGATATTAAAGATTTAGGTGATAAAGTAAATAAAAATACTTCTGATATTAAATCTTTAGATGAAAAGATTAATGTTGTTGGTGAAGGTGCTGTAGTAAAAGCTAATAACTATACTGATAAACAAACTGCTAAGGTTGGTGCTAACGCCGCCGCTTTGAGTGCCTTGCATCCATTATCTTTCAATGCTAATGAAAAGGTTGAGTATGCAGTAGGTTATGGTAACTATAAAGGTTCTAATGCTGTGGCAGTAGGTGTGTTCGCACATCCTAACGAAAATACATTATTATCTTTAGGTGCTACATTTGGTACTGGTGATAATATGATTAATGCTGGTGCTACATTCCGTATTGGTAAATCTTCTAAACAAGTTACTAATACAAATACAGCTGTAGCTAAAGATGTTCAAGACTTAGCTAAAAAATATGAAGCATTGGCTCAAAAATACGATAATCTTGTTAAACATTTAAATGCTGTAGAGGGTACTGATTTTGATGTAGAATATCCTGATGTACCTAAAACACATTGGGCATATGATTTTGTTAAAGATTTGTCTGATAAAGGTTTCTTAGTAGGTTACCCAGATGGTACTTATAAAGGCGATAAAGCTATGACTCGTTATGAGTTCGCAACTGCTTTATATCGTGCATTACAACGTGGTGCTGTAATGGATGCTAACATGGTTAAAGCTATTAAAGAGTTTGAACCTGAATTGAAAGACGTAGAAAAAGCACAACGATTCGTAGTTGTACGTGAAAGTGGTTCTGATAATGAAATTCACAAAGTTGAACGTATTCAAGTAAACACTCAATATGGTGAACATACATATCGTGATGCTTATGGTACTGAATTGAAATAATTTCATAGTCTTAAAAGAGTAGGTAGATAATACCTACTCTTTTTTATTTTGCAATTACAAAACTTTACAATACATAGTATGTATGTTATATTTATATTAGGTTTAAATAACTTTTTATGGTATTGTATAAGAGGTGATTGAGTGTGAAAGATAGATATGTTAATAAAGCTATTGTAGGTATGATTGACAGTGTAGATGATGTAACAGATACAATGTGTAACATTTTAATACATGGCATTAATAGAAAGTTTCTAGTGCCTAAGTGGTGGACTGTTGCTAATAAGGTAGTAGTTTGTTTTAAAGGGTTTCAATTTAGAAATAAAAAGTTGGAATCAGATTATCTAGTCATACCTATTTCTGTTTTGCAGAATATAAGGTCTAAGAAGTATATTGTTGGAAGTGATGTTTCTAGTGTATTATCTAATGTTGATACATCATATCTCGTAAAAGAAATAAACATGAATTATATTGAAAACTATAGTTAGGAGATTATATGCTAAGTCAAGAGTTACGTCCTAAGACATTAGACGATATGGCTGGTCAAGAAGAGGCTAAACGTCTAATAAAGGCAATTATTAAAAACCCAGAAAATGCACCTAAAGTGTTATTATTTTGTGGTAGCTTTGGTACTGGTAAATGCGTTACTGGTGATACAAGGGTTCATACTAGTGACGGATATAAAAGGATTGATGAGTTAGTACAAAACCCTGAATATGATGGAGAGGGGTTTATGAATATATCACCACAGAATATTAAAGTTGTTGGAAGCACAGCTACACATTATTACTATGGTGGTAAGAAAAAGGTAGTTGAGATAAGTTCTCCTAACTTTAAAATTAGAGGTACATATAATCATAGGGTTAAGGTGTATGGTGGTAAGGGTGGTTTACAGTGGAAAAAGCTTAAAGACATTACAACAGATGACTTTGTTGCTATTCCATTGAAACATGATATTCTATTTGATAATAAATCTAAAACATATGAGTTCATGAAAGATAATATTTCTGAAAGAGATAAGGGGTATTTCTTAGGGACTTTATTTTTCAATATATTGTCTTATGGTTATGTGAATGATTACTATTTTGATGGTATCATCATAGCGTCTACTAATGTTGAGTATCTTTCAAAAGGTTTAAAAGATGATTACTATAGTATAGTAGATAATAAGGGTATATGTATTAAAACTAGTTTGAGTAGATACATAAAAGACTTCTTTACAGATGTTGCAATACCTGAATTTGTATTCTCATCAAATAGAGAGTTTATTTGTGGTTTCTTATCTGTTGTATGTGAGTATTATCGTAAAGGCTTTGAGTTTAAGTTCGGTAATTTCACAGAGAGTGTGGCAAGAGATTTACAACAACTGTTCTATTTACTTGGTATTGTTACACGTGTTGATGCTGTTAGTGGTAGTTTATATGACTTAAAGATAGCAGATTCTGTTAGTAGACATAAAGCTTTTGAAAGTTTGTTTTCTGATTTAGGTTTGGTGCGTTACATTTTTGAGGGATGTGTTAATTATAGATGTAGTAAGTTAAAAATACCTAATGATGGATATACAAGGTTTATTGCTGATAAGATGTATCAGTTAATTAAAGATGGTAATAATTTAAATAATTTACCACTATCTAATTATATGCATATGAGAGAGAGTGACTTTAGATTTATCAATAATAAGAGAACTAAAACTATGTCAGTAGATTCTTATTATAAGTTAGTTGGGATTGCTCAGATTCTTGGTGTAGATGTTACTAAAGATAGAACCATTAAAGGATATAGTCAACTGTTAGAAGATTATATGTTTGTTAGAGTTTCTTCTAAGAAAGAATTATATAATGAGTATGATGTATATGATTTAACAGTTGAGGGTACACATACGTTTACAGCTAATGGGTTGATTAATCATAATACGACTGCATCACGTATTGTTGGTAGAGAGTTAAATAATATTAAGGATGATAATTATGATTTATTAAACTCGCCTTTCTATTATGAGTTTGACTCTACTGTTGTAGGTAATGTAGAAGAGATTAAAAAACTACGTGATATCTTTACTGTTTCATTTGGTGATTATTGGAGAATTGTCGTCCTTGACGAATGTGTTCATTATGATACAAGAATTCACGTAATGGATGAAAGAGGAAATAAGTTTTTAGAGAAAATTGGAATATTAGTTTCTAAAAAACCTAAAGGTTGGAAAGCGTTATCTGTTGATAATAATGGTAATTTCTCTTATAAGCCAATACTTAATTTCTTCAATAATGGCAAAAAAGATTTCTATAAGGTTGGAATAGAAGTTTCTAGGATGGGAAGTCTTAGTAGAGTAAATAAGTATACTAAGAATGTTGTTTGTACTGAAAATCACAGATTTTTTGATGATAATTTTAGTGAGGTATATCTTAGAGATTTAAAAGTTGGTGATGTTGTATCAACTTATGAAGACTATGGTAACAATAGAATTTTAAAGAGGGCAATAAAAAACCTAAATACTGAATATAATTTAAGTGATGATGTTATTTCATTTTTACGTGGTTCAGTTTTGGGTGATGGTAGTATTGATGTTCTTAGGTCAGGTTCTTTGAGGTATAGATTTACACAGAGTAGTAAGCATGGCAAGTATTTTGATGTTGTAAAAAGCATTTTAGCTGACTTATATTGTTGTGATAGGGTAGGTAAGAGTGGTTATGGTGGTAAAGATATTTTAACTGTAACTTCTCGTGTGTGTGATTCATTTAAAGACATATTCTCTAGTCTTTTTGTTGATGGTAAGAAGAGAATAACTAGAGAATATTTAGACTCACTAACACCTTTATCTATTGCCACATGGTATATGGATGATGGTTCTTTGAACCATAGTTATGGTAAAGAGAAGTCTATTTCTCTATCCACACATGCATACTCTAAGGAAGAAAATGAGACTATTATAGAATACTTTAAAGATGTTTATGATATACAATTTAAATTGTACTATGATAAGAGGTGTGGGAGATATTCTATAGGTGCAAGTTGTAAGGAAGATAGACATAAGTTTTTAGAGTTAGTTTCACCTTATGTTATTGATTTATTTCAATATAAGTTGGGGGAGTATTTTAGTTGTGGTAATGGTATTAGAAATATAGACCCTATAAAAGCGGATGTTTATAAAGGTGATTTTAAGTTTGTAGGTAAAGGTGTCATAAAGTCTATAACTCCATACAAAGATTCTCATGTTAGTGCTTATGATATTGAGGTTGCTGATAATCATAACTACATAACAAGTGGTGGGATTATATTACATAATTGTCATACTGTATCTGCTACTGCACAAGCCGCTATGCTTAAAATGTTTGAGGAGACTAAGGGTAAAACTATCTATATTCTTGCTACTACAGACCCTCAGAAATTGCTACCCACGATTCGTAGTAGGGCATTAGAGATTAATTTCAATGATGTTCCTGTAGAAGCGATAGTAGATAACTTAACTAAAGTATCAGAGGAGAGAAATTTAAATCTTTCTGAAGAGATTAAGTTGTTGATTGCTGATAGGTCTGGTGGTCATATGCGTAATGCACATATGTTACTAGATAAGTACATTTTATTGGGTGAGGAAGATTTCAAGGATAGTATTAAGTCATCTGTAACATTATTCTGTGATTATCTAATTGCTACGTATAAGAATGATAAAGATGCTGTATTGTCTAGTATCAATGATTTGTTGAGTATTCCTAAAGATAATCTACAGTCTGATTGGTCTATTGTTATGACTGAAAGTTTACGTTCTTTCTGTGGATTTGATTGTAGGCATAAAGATATTAAGAGATTGGTAGATACATATGGGAGTGACTTCAATATTATTGCTCAGTGCTATATGTCTACATGGGTTAAGAATATGTTCATTGATATACCTTATACACAAGCTACATTATTAAATATGTATAAGGTTGTACAGGGTGCTTTAGAAAAGAAACGTACACAAAGTGGTGTTGGTTCTGTTCAATCAGTTGCTAGTAAATATGGTAGACCTGTTAGATAATAAAGTTTAGTAAATTTTTGTAATTAATACTTGCATATGTTTAGTGTTTGTGTTAATATATAGTCAAGGGTTGGGTACAGCGTATAGTATGTACATAACAACACATAGTCTACATTATTTTTTCACTCCTATGTTGTACCTAATCAAGTAATTAGCAAGTGTAAATAAAGGTGCGTACAGCGATAGTATATATCTGCCAATCAATTAGATACAAGGCATCTTGTTACATAAAAAATTATATTTTTAAAGACTCATACAGCTAATTTATGTTGGGTATACATTAATTGAGTCTTGTATGAAATATAGTGATAAAAATTATATATAGTGGAGTAAAAGTTATAAAAGACTCATACAGCAAGCCTAAAATTTTTATGCTTTGAAAAATAAAAACGACTGAGTCTTGTTCATAATTTAATCTCCTTTTAAATAATAGACCCATACAGCTATTATCATAATGGTTAAAAAGAAGAAACGATGATGGTAGATTTGCTACTGTTAACTAAAACCACTTCTTTATGCTAGTATAAGGTCATATCACAATTTTATATAAGATTTCTATTGATTTGGGTCTGGATGTTAAAAAAATCATAGTTTGATTATATAATCTTAAAGATAGTGTAAGTGATGTGATTTAGCATAGAGGGGTGGTTTTTTATGTCTGAAAATACTGAAAAAGAGACGTATACTCTAGATGAAATTCTAGAGACAAATGCAGTAGGCTTTGAGGCAACTCTTGAAGAGATAAGTAATTGTATCTTCAAGAAAGATTTTGAGAGTATTATGAATCTTCCTGAAAACTTTATTGTTGAGGGATTGTCTTATAATGAGATGCACAATAAACTGTTAGGATATTATATGTTTCAATTAACAATTTTTACAGAGACTTATAGTGGTACTAAAGATTTACTAGCGTTTCTTAAAGAGTTACGTACTATGATAGAAAAGTATGCTAAGCTTTTTACAGATAGATTATTAGAAGTTGGGTTAATTTTGCCTAGTTATATTCATTAATTATAGAGGAGATTATTATGGATTTCATGACATTATTATCAAAGAATGAGAAAACAACTACAACTAATGGTGCTGTTTCTTATAAAACAACAGGTAGTGCTTTGTTAGATTTAAATAACTCAGTACCTTTGTTACGTAATAAGGCGATTGAGTATCTATCTAATAGTAATTTAATTGCATTAGATACTATACTTTCTTTATTTAAAAAATCAGTTATGGAAGATGCTAACTACACAATGAAGTGGTTGATGTATCTACGTGATATTAACGGAGGTTTAGGTGAGCGTTCTTCTTATCGTTTAATTCTAACTGAGATTTCTAATAATGTGCCTGAGTTAGTTTTTGCGTTGTTACAAACTAAAAAATTACAGGAATTAGGTCGTTTTGATGACTTGATTTATGTGTGGGATAACACAACAAATGAAAACTCTAAAGGTTATATTTTTAACTATTTAAAATATCAGTTAAGTGAGGATATTTTACATGATAAAAATGGTGAGAGTGTATCTCTTTTAGCTAAGTGGTTGCCGTCTGAAAATACAACTTCTCGTAAAACTAGGCAGTTAGCAACTAGATTTAGAAAGGCATTAGAAATGTCATCTAAGTCTTATCGTAGAATGTTATCTACACTACGTAAAAACATTGATGTTGTTGAACGTAAAATGTCTAACAATCAGTGGGGTGAGATTAATTATCAAGGTGTTACTTCTAAGGCTAATTTGATTTATCGCAATGCATTTATGCGACATGATGAAGATAGACGTTCTAAGTATTTAGAAGATTTATCAAATGGTGATGTTAAGATTAACGCTGGTAAGATGTATTTATATGATATTGTTGATAAGTATAAATCCAATAGCTATTATAATTCACCTATCGATGATACTTTAGAGGCTTTATGGGATGCACAAGAAGTACCTAAAGAGTATAAAGATATCTTAGTTGTGCGTGATGGTAGTGGTTCTATGACTGTTAGTGCTTTTGGTACAGGTGTTTCTGTGTTAGATATTGCAGATTCTTTAACATTATATACTGCACAGCATAATAAATCTGAGTTCTATAAAGATAAGTTTATGTCATTCAGCTCTAAACCTAGATTTGTTGATTTAAGTGGTTATCATACGTTAAGAGATAAATTGGTTGAGTTGGGTAGATATACTGATTGCACATCAACAAATGTTGAAAGTGTATTTGATTTAATTCTAGAGACATCTGTTAAAAATAAATTAGATGCTAAGGATTTACCTAGTACTGTTTTAGTTGTATCTGATATGCAGTTCAATTCTGCTATGGGTACTAATTTTAACAATGATACTTTATTTGAAAAGATTGCTAAGAAGTTTGAATCCGTTGGGTATAAATTACCTAAGTTAGTATTTTGGAATGTTTCTTCTTATAATGATACAGTACCATTACAGAAAAATGATAATGGTCTTGTAATTATGAGTGGGTTCTCTAAAAATAATATCGATATGATTTTACATGATAATTTAGACCCATTAGAAGTTCTAAAGGATGAGTTAGATAGTAAATATAGCTTTATTGATGCTATCATTAGTAAATCTTAACAATTACATATAAATAATAATATAAAGTGTAGGTGTTTATACCTACACTTTTTTATGTTATAATAGTAGTTAGTAGTTACATTTTCTATTTAACAGTCTATATTTTGGATTTGGGGTATAAAAGTATGGCTTTACAACTTTATGAAGATGATTTGTTAGATGAAGAGGTGCTTTCTACTAAGTTAATAACATTAGCTGAAATCATAGTAAGGAAGCATTTCTATGCCAGTAGGGAAGATAAAGAAGATTTAGTTTCTATTGGTGTTTTAAAAGCTGTGAGAATGATTCATAGTGATAATTTTAGAAGTGATAAGGGTAATTTATGCACATTCTTATACACAGGTATGCGTAATGACATGCATAACTTCTTATATCATAAGAATAAGTTTGATACAGTAGATTTTGATACAACTTTTGATGATGGTGGTAGTTTAGATTATTATTTTGAAGATGAGGTAGCATCTGTTGATTATAGTCTAGTACATTTAGTTTGTATGAGGTTTAAGTGCTTTGGTGATGCTTTAGAAGATAAAGTTATTTCTAAGTTAAAATCTTATGGTTTTAAATTGGATGGGTATATTTCTCATAAGGTTGGTAGTCAATTAAAATGTAGTAATGATATTGTTAATCGTGTAGTTGGACTACTTTTTTGGGAGATGCGACAACGAGAGTTGAGTTCATTATTTAAGGATGGGGTACTATGAGTTCTTATGGTTCTATTTCTACAATCACTATGAGTGATGAAGAGAAAGATTTATATGCTGAGTATTTGAGCGTTTCTATTGGAAATCCTGTACTAGAGTTTGTTAAATATATGTTAGGTGATGATTATTTAAAATTCATCGATATTTGTAGTGGTACAAACTTTAATATTCCTAGCAATAAAGCTTTAGAGCGAGGAATTAATAATGTTAAGATGTATGCTTATGTTAAGAAGTGGAATTTCTCTAATGCATCTATTGTAAATGCTGGTAATATTTATAAAAAGACAGAGTTAGCTACAAGACGTATTGTTTTGTCAGTTGCGAATGCTTTAGGTGTTAAAGATACACTAGAGGGTGAGGCTTTGGTTAATTTTGTAGAAAATATTGAACCATATGCTGTTAAGAAGAATGTAGAGAATTCTTCTGATAGTGTGAGTAGTGATAACGATACTTCTGAAGTTTCAGAAGATGGTAATGTGTAGGTTTGTTAAAAAGTAGGTAATATAGTTATAGTATGGTATCTCCTATGGATAATAATGATTTAATCTCTATTCTAGCTAAAGGTGAGGAAGAAGGGGTTAAACAAGATACTAAAGATAGTCAAGTGGGTAGTGAAGATACAGAAGATGGTAGCAATAGTGTTGGTACTTCATTAAAGACAACAATGTCAGCTATGGATGTACTAGATATTGAGGATAGTTCTAATCATAGTACAACAAGTATATCTAGTGGTAGTGGTGATGTTAGTCAAGATTTAGAGAATTGGATTGATGGTAAGGATTTAGCACCGTCTGATGATTTAAACCGATTTGTAAGTGCTACTGATGTAAAGTTTAAATATGGGTTAACACATAACACATTAAATAACTTTACATTGATGGCACAGTTACAAAAGTTTCTAGATACATCTAATGAGATTTTGTTTAGTGAATCTGCCGCTATGAACCTTTCTCCAGAGGAGTTAGAGAGTAGGGTCAGGATGGCATTTACAATGTATGCCGAGTTATCTAGAATTAATCAACGTACTGCATTAGCATTGGAAGAACAGCGTAGAAAATATAATGATGGTTCTACTGATATTGATAAGCTTTCATTGTTATTGTCCTCTGTACCTAGCGATAAGTTAAAAGAAATTTTATATGCAATTACAAAGTCAAAGGGTTGATATATGGGTAATGCTAGATTAGAAGATTTATTGGGTGATTCTAGTTCATATACCGCTATGACTGATAAGGAAAAAGACTATTTTGTAAAACTTCTACAAGAGGAGATGCAACGTAGGGAAGATAGTGGTAGGGTTGAACAGGTAAGAGATATAGTTAGGATTGAGGATTGGATTAATTCTGACTATTATGTTGGTTCTGACCAGAAGAGCATATACCCTTATTGGAAAGACTTTATCGTTGATATATTTAGGGATACAAGAAAAGACGGTGAAAAGATTAATTCCGTCATATTAAGTGGATGCTTTACTGGTGATACTAAAGTTAGTTTACTTGATGGTAGAGAGTTGTCTTTTTTAGAGTTGTTAGATGAGTATGGATATAATGGTAAGTTTTGGGTTTATTCTTGTACATCAGATGGTGATGTAGTACCTGGGTTGGCTCATTCAGTTCATAAGACGAAGGTATCGACTAGAATTGCTATTGTGAGATTAGATAATGGTGAGGAGATTAAGTGTACTCCTGACCATAGGTTTATGTTACATGATGGTTCTTATGTTGAGGCAAAAGATTTAAATAGCAGCTTATTACTGATGTCTATAAATGGTATAAATGTTGTTTCAGTTGAAATAATCGATTCTTGTGTTGATGTTTATGACTTAGAGGTAGATACATATCATAATTTTGCTTTGTCATGTGGTGCGTTTGTACATAATAGCATCGGTGTCGGCAAGAGTACTGTCGCAGAGTTAATCATGATGCGTAAGATGTATGAGTTGTCTTGCTTTAGAAATATCAATGCTATGTTCAATTTGATGTCTAAGACAAATATTATGTTCTTATATTTTTCAGTTAATCAGAAACAGGCAGAACGTACTGGTTTTGGTGAGTATAGGGCATTGATTGATAATTCACCTTATTTCAATGAAAACTTCCAAAGGAATCCTAGACTTAATTCATTATTAGTATTCCCTGAGGGGATTTCATACGCTTATGGTTCAAGTGCTAGTGACAGTATCGGTATGAGTGTAATATGTTCAATGCTTGACGAAGCTAACTTTTTAGGTGGTAATGGGCCGTCTAAAGATAGTGAGAAAGCTACTGACTTATATGCTAATATCGTAAATAGGTCTAACTCACGTTTTATCGTAGATGGTGGTATCAATCACTCATTAAATATTTTGGTATCATCAGCTACATATGAAAATTCAGCTACAGAACGTCAAATTAGGTTGTCTAGAAATGACCCACATACAATCGTTGCCGCTCCTGCCCAGTGGGATGTTAAACCGAAAAATTTCAGTAAGAAGTTCTTCTATGTATTTAAGGGTTCTAATTACTTAGAAGCTAATATAGTTAATTCTACAGATGACGTGAATAACTATAGGGTATCTGAGGGTATGTCTAAACATAAGTATATTGATGGTTTAGAAGATTATGATTCTATTAATAAAGCTATAGAAGAATTACCACCTCATATGCAGACTAAGTTCTTAAAAGTTCCTGTAGATTTGAGGAATGGCTTTGAGGCTAACTTATTGAGGTCTTTACAAGATATTGGTGGTGTATCTACAGGCTCACAAGGTAAATTATTTAGTTCACCTATGGTGCTACAAGATTGTATAGATGTAAATAGACATCACCCGTTTGTATCAAAAGAGATTGTAATATCTACAGGTGATGATATTAATGTTAAAGATTATCTGAGGGATGATTTTAGGTTAAAGTATCCTGAAAGACCTAGATATCTTCATATTGACCAATCGTTTAGGACGGATAGTACTGGTATATCATGTGTGTATGTTGATGATATCGTAGAAGAAGATGGTGTTAAAAAGCCTGTATTTGGGGTTGACTTTATGTTACGTATTAATCCACCAAAACCACCTAAAAAGATAGCGATTTATAAAATACGTAACTTTGTTATTTATCTTGTAAATGTTATCGGTATGAAGATAGGTAAGTTGACATACGATATATTCAACTCAGAAGAGTCTAGACAGATTTTAGAGGAAATGGGTTTCAATGTAGGTTATTTATCTGTAGATAGAACAGATAAACCTTATCTAGACTTAGTAGAGATAATGTATGAAAAGCGTATAAAACTATATGATTATCCTATACTTCGATATGAGTTGCTTAACTTATTACATGATAGGATAAGACGTAAAGTTGACCATCCTAAAGTAGTTACAGATGATGGTTTTGTTGATTATGATGGTAAGGGTAATGATGGTGTTACAGGGACTAGGGTAGGTTCTAAGGACGTATCTGATAGCTTGTGTGGTGCTATTCAAAATGCGTTACAAAGTACTGTATCTGATGCTGAGGGTAATAATGGTACGTTTAGTGATTTTTTAATGGCTAATCGAATAGGTTCATATGCTGGTATAGATGCACCAACTGATATATCAGTTGAAGAGATGATAGATAGGCAGATAGATGACATGATAGAAGAGATGGAGATTAATGGTTTCTATTAGATTGGGGTATATATGGCATGGTATGATTTATTTGTAAATCGTAGAGGTTTACAAGATACTAGCATTTCTAATGACATTATTGATGAGGTAGGCACTATAAAAGAGAGTGTACCTAATGATGTTGTTAGAGAGGTTAAGATTGTTGAGGATAATAGGGGTAATACTTTCTTTGATGGTAGTATTGAGAGTATTCACTCTAAACCTATTAATGAGGGTTCTGTTAGTCTATCTCCTAGTAATTTACAACAATTATTAGGGACAGACGATAAAAATACTTTAGGTCAAATTGTTGAGGGTATTAGAGGTGATTACTCTTTAAAAGAGATTTTTGCTGAGAACGAAGAGATGTCTAAGGATTCAGTGATTGGTTCTGCTATGGAGATTATTGCCGATGATGCGTGTACTCCTGATGAGACAACAAATAAAGTTATTATGATTGAATCTTCTGATGAGGGTTTGAAAAAATTCTTAGAAGATTTCTTGATTAACAATATTAAAATTGATGATAGGGTATGGTCTTGGGCATATGAGATTGTTAAACATGGTGATTTCAAACTAAGGCGAAGAGAGTACTACGCTGGTTCTGCTAATAGTGGTATTAAGTCAGTATACTACGAAGATGTTATTAATCCTTATTTAGTATCACGTATAGAGTATATGGGTAATGTACTTGGTTATGAGGATGAGGACTATTTATTTGATAGTGGTAGTTATCAAGATGCTGGCCAGTTCTCTTCTGATACGATGGGTGGCAGTGCTAAATTTGAGAAGAGTGATGAGTTTGTACATTTCATTTCTTCTAAACTTTCTAAACGTGAGAAGATTAAGTTGAATGTTAGGAAGTCTGATAATACACAAGAGGAAGTAACATGCTATAGGGTAGTAGGTACTTCTATTGTAGATAGTGCTAGGACTATGTTTAGAATTAATGCACTAATTGATAATATTCTTGTTTTATCACGTATTGCACGTTCAACTCAATTTAATCTTGTTAAGATTGAGGTTGGTAATGCTAACGCTGGTCAAACACAACAAATGCTTTCAGATGTTAGACGTAGATTTCAAGCTAATTCTAAAATGACTAAGGGTGTTGGGTTTAGGTCTGACCCATCACCTGTTCCAATCAATAGTAACATTTATCTACCTACTAGAGATGGTAAGGGTGATGTTACTGTTGAGAGCATTGGTGATGGTGTTGACGTTCAATCTATTGTTGATGTTGATTACTTTACAGATAAGCTTTTTGCAAGTTTAAAAGTTCCTAAACAATATTTAGGTTTTGCTGAATCTTTGGGTTCTATGGGTAACAATTCACTTGTTAAACAGGATTTAAGGTATGCACGTTCAATTTTAAGGGTTCAACAAATTTTGATTAATGGCATTACTGATTTGTGTGAAAACTACTTAAAATATCGTGGACGTGGTTCTGATGTTGGTGCATTTAAGATTTATATGCGTCCGTTACCAACTAGTGAGACATCTACTAGGGTTGAGGAATTTGTATCTAATCTTCAAATGATAGATTCAAGTAGTGCTTTCTTAGATTCATATGCTGATTATATTGATAAAGCTAAGTGGCTTAAATCAATGTTAAATCTTGCTAATATTGATGCGAATGAAGTTGCTACAGATAAATTTAAAGATATTCTATCTGCTTTAGAAGATGGAACATACAAAGAGGGAGATTTTGCTACAGAGGAGTCTAGTGGTGAAGAGGATGCTCCTTGGTAATTAAATAGTGTTGTTTTTATTGGATATATCTTGTATAATAGTATTAGTTATACAAGATATATCTTTTTTTATTTTAGGTGGTTGAGATGAGTTTAAAAATTAAAAATGCACCTTGCTTTAATTGTGGGGATAGATTTGTTGGTTGTCATAGTAAGTGTGATAAGTATAAGGAATTTTCTGATAGTAGGAATGTCAATAGAGATGTTAGATTACAAGAAATAGATGTTGATACATATTATAATCGTAAACATATTTCTATGCGAAGGAGATACTCATGAGTTTATTTGATGAATTACAGAAAGCTATTTTAGATGGTGACATGGATTTAGTTGCTGATTTACGTAGACGTATCATGCAAGGTGAGAGGGATGAAAGCTTAGATAAGAATATGATACAAGCTATCATTAAAAAAGAGCCTGGTAGAGTTATTCGTTCAATCATTAATTCAGATGATTTGGATGAGATTTCTTGTTTTAAAGCGTGTAGTTCATTGTTAACACATAACATTATTGAGGCACAAATAAATAATAGAAGCATTGATGATTATCCTATTAATGAATTATACATTATTTTAGGTACATTCATTAATGATGGTTTAGATAGAGGTAAAGATGACTTTAAAAAATTTGTTACAAAAAGGTACAAGAGATTCATTTAACCTTGATTTGGAAGATATTCTAAATGAGGAGTATCTTCCTTTTTCTTTTTTAATAGATAAAAATAGGGATGCTAGGTATTATGAGGATTTCTTAACAAAATATCAAGCAATAGCTTTTGACAATAGATATGATAAACTTCTAAAAGAGGGTAAATCATTACAATCTATTAATGAGGCAACAAAGAAAGAGTTACTAAGTGGTGCTGAGAGTAAAAGAAAAGCTAGAGCAAAAAAGTTAACGACTACTTATAAAGGTGTTAATAATGATGGGTGTATTGAGTTTGTAACGAATAGTCAATATACACCTAATAAGAAATATCAACAAAAGATAAAGTTAAATGATGTCAGGGATATAAAAGCATTAAAAGACTTTAAGAAGTCTGAGATAACACGTTTATTACTTGATGGTGATTTATCAGTATATTGCAGTTGTGAGGATTTCCTATATAAAGGTTATAAATATATGGCTTGGAATATGGGTTATGGCTTAGATAAAGAAAATAGATTTCCTAAAATTAAGAATCCAAATTTAGAGGGTACTATTTGTAAGCATCTGATAGCTGTTTTATCTGTTATGTCTTTTAATAACAACAAAATAACAACTGACTTATTTAAAACTAAAGTAGTTGGTTCTTTACGAGATAAGAAGAGTAGTAATTTAGATAAATTACGGAGTAAAGAAGCTTTAACAAAACATAAAAATAGATGGAATGGTTTGGGTAAAGATATAGCCAAAGGTAGAAATGCTAGGATGAGAAACAAAAATAAGGCAATAAGTGTTTCTAGGGGTAGGAATAGGTAGTTACAAGTAAATATTATAGGTACTATATATAAGATTAGTACTAAATTTAATTAAGTTTAATACGTTAAATGCGTTTTTTTGAGGTAAAGGAGTATTTCTAGTGTCTACATATTTAGTTAAGTATAGACTAGATTCTAAAGTATTCAAAGATGTCTTTGGTGACAATTTAACGTCTGTTTTTGATTTGCCAGAATTGAAAGAGACAAATATTAAGAATAAAAAAGCAAAAGATATCTACGAGACATTATTGAGTCAGTCTAGGTTATACAACGTAAACGCAACTCCGATAAGTGACTTATTTGTTAAACTAGATAAACAATATGGTCTATCTGAGGGTTCTGAAGTATGTTGTGTGTATACAGATAAGCAAGTTGATACGTATAAGTTCTTAGGTATGGACGTATCTGATGATTTTAATGTATATATTAAAACATACAGTGGTTCTATTCGTGTTGAGAGTTTGTATAATAGGGATTTAATCCTCAACTCTAACTGTGAATTTGACAGAGGTCAAACAGAAGGTAAGATTTCAAGGGGTAGAGCCAAAGAGATTGCTAATGAAGTATTTAGTGAAAATGGTATGGGGTATGATATCGCACGTGCAGTAGCAACAGCATTGAAGTGTGGTGGTGCATATTCATTAGCTAGTGGTGTTAAAAAGATGAGTATCAGTAGCACAGATGAAGCAATGGATTTATTGTCTAAGAGTGTTCTTGCTGATATTGTTAGGAATTACACAGGTGATAAGGGTACTAGTTCAGAGAGTGATGTTTTTGATAGTATTGTTTATAATATCGTAAAATCAAAAGTAAATGTACAAAATATGGCTGTTTCTGATGAGACAGTTAATGATATTGTATTTGTTACATTAAAGTACCTATTCTATTATTGGGGTACAATCGCTGGTTTATATTCTAGGGTTAAGGTTGTATTGGGTTCTTTAGATACACTATCTTATATTGCTAGATTGCAGTTAGGTGATACAGATTTCTTCGCTCAATATAAAAATATGTATGAGTTTAGAGAGATGCATCCTAGTGAGGAGTTTGATAATGCAACTGAGTTGGCTGAACAGCCAGCTGTTGGTTTCTCTTTAAGTGGTATTGTTAAGACACATGCGTATACAGATTATCTAGCTATTAAAGGTGCTAGTGATATCATGCTTAATATTGATAGTGCTGAAGCATTTAAAAACTTTAATGATATTCTTATTTCCAATGTTGATAATACAGACCAAAATTCTTTGGGTGATATTGAAACATTGTCTAATGAAGAGTTACAGGCTTTAGCTAATATTGATGCATTACGTTATATGACTAGTGATGATTCTTCATTAAATCCTAGTGCATACGATTTATCTGACAAAGACGAGAGGGATTTGTATTTTGATAGTGTTGTTAGGACATATGATAAAAAGTTCAAAGCATATAAACCTGTTAAAGATACAGGTATTGTAAACTCTTTATTGGATACTGTTGAGAATGGTACTATTAATTCCTTAGAGTTGATTACTAGGGATGCTGAAGATGACGGAATTACTGATGTTATTTCGTTGACAGGTACTGAGTTACAGATTGATACTGATAAGAAAATGTTACGTAGGATTCTTATGTTAGTTCATAAGATGAGTACTAAGTTATTGAAGAAATTCTTATAATATGGATAATGTTATCACAAAAGATAAAGTTACCTACATTGATACTGAGTGGCTTAAAAAATTACATTCATTTAGTAGTGTTAATAAGTTTTTTATAAAATCAACTCAGTTTGCAAAAAATGGTGAAAAGAAAAAGGTACGAGAACTTAGAGACAATAGGGATTATGTTAGGGTGTCTGTTTCAGATGCTGATAGTGAGTTTATTAATATCTTGGGATTATCTGTTAATGTATTGAATGGTGATATAGCTTTAGGGTTAAATGTTACAAGTGATTATATTGTTATAGGTAATATATCTAGCGTTATAAAATCCTCATTTAAGGTTAAAAACTTGCCTGAGTATTTTAATATCAATATGTTTTTAACTATGGTTAAGTTTAATATTGAAATGCTTGAAAATAGTATAGTTACTGTTCTTAGAGATATGTATGAGAGTACATTACCAGTTAGTCAGTCAAATTCCATTGTATATACTATTGTTAGACAAAAGTCTGAGTTGTCTGATATAGACAAATTTATAACTGATGTTATGGACATGATTTCTTGTGGTTATAATCCAGTGAGGGGTTTTATAGATTCATGTGTGTCATTATCTTGTAAGTTACAATCACAGG